AACTATTAGTCACAGCCGCAGTAAAATAAGCAAATGGATTATCCGATTTACTTTCATCAAACTGTAATCCAATCTGTGTCAACTGCAAAATAGCTTGGCCCTTCATTTCGTCATTATAAGTGTAGCCACGAACGTTACCGCGAGTAGCATACCTCTCACATAATTTTAACATCATTCGTGCTAAAGTTGGAGTAATTTGGCCTGCATCTTTATCAAAATGACCTTTATCTAAAGTACCCTTCCAATGACTCTTGCCTACGCAGATTAGCTCATCTTCATCGTTGTATTTCCAATGCTGAAATGGTGGAAAGTTAACTTTATCTCGTCCGTCTGCAACTGTTTTAGGATTTTTTTTACGTATAGTATTCAATGGAATGTGGTCAAACGTCATAATTCTAAAGACTACATCAGTCTTTTGTATTTTTTTATAATCAACCTCGCAGTCAGCTTGTTTTACTTTTTCGCCTGCTTTTTTACGAGTACTGTATTCTAAATCACCTATTCTCTTTGCCTGATTTCTTTTAGCTTCGGCTATCGTACGTATGTTTATTTTGTCTATATTTGGTAAAATAATGTCGTATTGATGATATTTTGGATCAGTAAAACTGCAATATGAACTCTTTGATCTGTGTATTTCTAATAACATATCCTTGTTATTTAGGTAATTAACTTTTGCTGTCATTAATGATTTCTCCGGATGTACTATTATAAACTACGCGGTTAATAAAGTCAAATAAATACTTGCCAAAGGGACATAATTATGGCATTGAATGTACAAAATTTATCAAGCACTATTTCGGCAACAACTGCTACATTTGGGGCAGTTTCAAGCGCCGTTAATACGGTTAAGAATTTAGGAGTTGGTAGCCTACAAGACAATCTACTAAGCGGTACAGGGCTAGCGGCAGGAGCAGAAGCGATCGGTGATGTCATGGGTGCCCTCTCAAGTTTTGGTGGTGGCGATGCCGGCGCAAATGATTGGCGTGTAAGACTAAGCCTGCCTAACTGGGTTAGTTTTAAAAGTAGTGCAGTTTTAAAACCATTGAAAGAAGCGGGCGGGTTAATATTTCCTTATACCCCTCAAATTAGCATGAGCACAAGTGCCAAATATACTGCCATTCCAACTATACACAGTAATTATACATTCCAAGCATATCAAAATAGTGATCCTGGAGAAATTAAAATTACCGGAGCATTTAACGTAGAGGATAGTTCGCAAGCGTTATATTGGATTGCTGTAGTACACTATCTACGTAGCGTTTCAAAAATGTTTAGCGGAAACGATCCAAAAGCAGGTAACCCTCCTCCTATAGTAAATCTTAATGGTTATGGTGCGTATGTTTTTAAAAATGTTCCTGTGATTATTAAATCTATGAGTCTTGATCTTCCACAAGAGTGTGACTATATTAGTTGTGATGTAGTTGGTAGTGCCGCTGGAGAAATTGCAGGTATTGCAGATAGTATTGGCGGCCTTGCAGATACACTTGGCGGAGCCTTACCGTCACTGGGCCCTATCACAAGCACGATAAGTAGTATAGCAGGCGGCGTGGGGCAAGTAGCAAGCCTATTAGGTAGTTTTGGAGTAGGTGGAAGCACTAGTGGCGGAGTTGCCCACGTTCCGACGAAGAGTTCAATTACAGTGACACTAATGCCTGCTTACAGTAGAAACTCAGCACGTAACTTTAGTCTTGATAGATTTGTTCAAGGCGGTTATATGAATAACGCAACAGGATACGTATAATATGTCTACAATTTACTCAAGTGTTAGTCCTTGGTATACAACTTCTATTAAACAAAATTATCTAGACGTATTAAAAATTCGACCAGTAGCAGCCGCCACCGATGATATTTTGTACACTATAGATGCTAAGTTTAATAATAGACCAGATTTACTTGCTTATGCATTATATGGTGATGCCGCACTATGGTGGGTTTTTATCCAACGAAATTTGGATGTACTACAAGATCCAATTTTTGATTTTGTCGCCGGAAAGAAAATATATCTTCCTAAAGAAAGTAATTTACGATCAGTGTTAGGATTATAATATGGGAATACTTGATTCAGTAACATCAGCTACAACTGCCGTCAGCGGAGCAGTTAATAGTGTAACAAATTTAATAGACACAGGTCCTGCATCTGCGCTGTCAAGTATAGGAAGCAGTATTAGCGGAGCATTGGGATCAGTTACTGGTTTATTAAACAGCCTTGGCGGTAGTAAGCTACCGTTGCCCAATATATTATCAAAATATACTACTTACAACTATATTATAAGTCTAGGAGTATTAACTGAAAAAGATATAAATTTTCCTGATACAAATTATATGGCTGGAAAATCATTCCCATTAATTTGTAAAAGTGCAAATGCAGACCCGTACAATCGTGTACAAACTGCGTATGGAAAATTCGACTTCTTTATAGATAATATAATCTTACAACACCAAATGGGTTGGGACAAAAATAATAACAGCAATGTTACAAATATAAAATTTGATTTGACCGAACCATTTAGCATGGGTATGTTTTTAATTGCCTGCCAAACAGCCGCCTATCAATGCGGATGGAAAAACTACAGAGATGCACCTTACGTTATTAAAATTGAGTTTCGAGGAAACAACCCGGGGTCGATGGTTACAGTTCCAAATACAACAAGATATATTCCTTTAAAATTAACAAACACCGCAATGACCGTTAGTGAAAAAGGTGCAAAATATGCTTGTAGTGGTATTGCATGGAACGCTAGTGCGTTTAGTACAAGAACTGCAAATCTTTCAACAGACACCTCAATCAAAGGAGCAACAGTACAAGAAGTTTTGCAAACTGGACCAAAAAGTTTACAATCAGTATTAAATGCAAGAGAATTAGAGTTAAAAAAAGATGGTACTGTAGAAGAACCTGACGAGTATATTATTTTATTTCCAACAGATCCTGCAAGCTCTGCAACTCCTGCAGGCGCTGGCGATAGTGCTGAATCAACAGATTCAGCTACCACATCAACATCAACAACATCAACTGGCGGAAGCGGAAGTTTAGAAGAAAAACTTGGAGTTTCTAAAAGTAAAATTAATAACACACTAGTACAACCAGACGGCGTATGTAATGCGTTAGGTAAAGCAAGCATGGGATACGGATTAGATAAACAAGGCGACCCTGCATTTGGCTCAGAGCAAAAAGTATGGGATCCTACCAATAAAGTGTGGATACGGGCAAATGCCAAATCTGCTATAACTGAAGGTGAATTTCGATTTGCACAAGACTCAGATATTCCTAATGCTATTAACCAAGTATTATTAAAAAGCGATTATCCAACCCAAGCACTTGATGTAGCACAAGTAAATGCAGAAGGATTAAGACAGTGGTGGCACATTGATACTCAAATTTATACTAAAGGCGGCTCAGAAAATTTGAATACTGGTACAAAGGCACGATTAATTGTTTATAGGGTATTGCCTTACGAAGTTAGCGTTGCATCAACTAATCCTCCAAATACAGCCCCACCGGGTGTTGATAATCTTAAAAAGCAATCAGTAAAAGAATATAATTACATTTTTACTGGAAAGAATACAGAAGTTTTAAGATTTGATATTAAATTTAATGCGGCGTTTCAATCATCGCTTGCATCTGATAACTTTAAAAGAGGTCAGGGCGTACAAACTGCAGAAACTGATAGCACATCTACATCTGAAAAAGACACAGACATTGAGTTGCCAAAAGGAAATTTACCTTCTGATAAACTAGGCGTTATACCAACTACTAGTAACCGTAAGAAAAATATAACCTCTACAGACGGGCAGGGCGGAGGTGGAGAGGAAAATGAAGTTACTCGTGCTGCCAGGATATTTCATGATGCAATAACTAGGGGTAATGATATGTTAAGTTTGAATATGGATATATGGGGAGATCCTTATTATATTGCACAAAGCGGCCAGGGTAATTACACATCTAAAGCTACATCATTTAAAAATTTAAATTCCGACGGAACAGTAAACTATCAAAACGGTGAAGTATATGTTACTGTTAATTTTAGAACTCCCATTGATATTAACCAAGCAACTGGCCTTTATAAATTTTCTAATAACTCAGCACCAGTTGTAGCATTTAGCGGATTATATAGAGTTACAAATGTTACAAGTACTTTCCTAGGCGGGTCTTTTAAACAGACGTTAAAAGGCCAGCGCATGCCACAACAAGAGAATCCAAATGTTGGCACAAAAGAGCAAACGTATTCTATCAGCAATAAGAAACCTTCGCCTCCAGATCCAAATGAATAAAGGCCTTACATGAGTGATCAAACAAAAAATTCAGAATATGCAGGGTCGGCGAAACCAACCCCAAATGCAGGCCCGTACCTTGCTAGGGTAATCGGCCACTTAGATGACAAATATATGGGGTCTCTTGAAGTTGAAATATTACGAGATATTAGTCCCGGAGCTACTGCCGAAGGTAAACCTATTAGGGCAAAAATGTTAACTCCATTTTTTGGAACAACCTTCTCTGGAACCCCACAAACAGAAAATAACACCTATGACGAAACACAAAAGTCGTACGGCATGTGGTTTGTGCCACCTGATGTAGGTAGCCTAGTTATGGTAATTTATGTAAGGGGAAACTCTGCTGATCCTTACTGGTTTGGATGTATTCCTAGTGAAGGCATGAATTTTAGCGTTCCTGGTCTTGCGGCAACTGAGTACGTGGTAGAGGGCGGTGGAAGAATACCGGTAGCTGAATTTAATAAAAAAGCAAATTCGCAAGTACAAGATGCCACAAAAATTAAAAAACCTCGCCATCGTATTGCTGATGTTTTAGAAACACAAGGATTGTTAAAAGATGATACTAGAGGTATTACTACTAGTTCTGCTCGCCGAGAATTTCCTAGCGCAGTATTTGGAATTAGCACTCCTGGCCCAGTAGATAAAAAAGGTCCTAGTGCAAAACAAGGAAAAGTAGGAGAACAAGCAAACGTTCCTAAAAGTAGGTTAGGCGGAACAACGCTGGTAATGGATGACGGCGATGATAAGTTTATTCGTAAGACATCTGCAGAAACTGGACCGCCAGAATATATAGGTAAAGAGTTAGGTAACTCTGGTGGTGATCCTGGAATTCCTCATAACGAATTATTCCGTATCCGTACTAGAACCGGACATCAGATTTTACTTCACAATTCAGAAGACTTAATCTACATTGGTAATGCCAAAGGCACTACTTGGATTGAAATGACAAGTAATGGAAAGATTGATATCTATGCTAAAGACAGTGTAAGTGTCCATACAGAAAATGATATAAATTTTACTGCTGATAGAGATATCAACATGACAGCTAAAGGTAATATTAATTTTAATTCTACCGGTTTAACAAACTTGTCATCAACTGGTAATTTTAATATCAACTCAGCAGGCGCGGCAAATATAACAGCCGCAGGTGCAAGCAACATTAATGCCGGCACTCACACTGAAACCGCTGGTACTATTAATATGAATGGCCCGGTTGCCGCCAAAGCAGTTAAGGCTCCTAAAGCAGTTCGAATACCGACTGCAGAACCATGGAAGGGACACGAAAACTTAGATCCGGCGCTATTTACGCCAGCAAAAACAAAAGCAGTTGTTCCAGCAGCCGGCGCAAATCCAGTAGAGGCAAAAATTCCAACTCCTGAAAAATTTGGAAAGTATACAACTGAAACAGATACCTTTGCTAATGTAAAAGGCCCAGAACCACAGGAATAACACTATGTCAAATTCATCATTATATAACAAAATTGTATTACCAGCCGCTAATAGAAACGAGGACATTACTTCGCAGATGTATAGAGGTTTCAGTACTATCAGTGCCGACGCCGAAAACTTTAGTCTTTATGATCTTAGTTTGATCAAACAAGATTTATTGAACCATTTTCATGTGCGCCAAACTGAACGGTTAATGAATCCTGAATTTGGCACTATTATTTGGGACTTATTGTTTGAGCCACTAACAGAAGAATTGAAAATGTTGATAACTGAAAATGTTAATGATATTATCAACTATGACCCACGAATTAGGGCAGAACAAGTGACAGTAACGGCATACGAAAGCGGCATTCAAATTGAGTGTTTACTAACCTACTTACCTTATAATATTAGTCAAGCAATGCAACTACGCTTCGACCAAGCAAATGGTTTATTAGCACTATAATGTATGCACATAATTTTATTCGATAAATATTAATATTAGGATACCCCATGAGCGCAACTGATAGACAAAACAGATTACTTGTAGCAGAAGATTGGAAAAAAGTCTACCAATCATTCCGTAACGCAGATTTCCAAAGCTATGATTTTGAAAATTTGCGTCGCACTATGATCGATTATATCCGTCAGAATTATCCTGAAGACTATAACGATTATATTGAATCTAGCGAATATCTTGCGCTTATTGATTTAATTGCGTTCCTTGGGCAAAGTATTGCCTTCCGTGTAGACTTAAATGCTCGTGAAAATTTCTTAGAATTAGCAGAACGCCGCGAATCAGTATTACGTTTAGCAAGGATGCTTAGTTATAATGCAAAGCGTAATATTCCAGCTCAGGGATTGTTAAAGTTTGCTACTGTTCAAACATCACAAAACGTGATTGATAGCAACGGTCGTAATTTATCTAATCAAGTAATTACATGGAATGACCCAAGTAATGATAATTGGTACGATCAGTTTATTAAAGTAATGAACTCTGCATTTATACAAACCCAACAGTTTGGTAATCCTGCTGACAAAGCAACTATCTATAATATTCCTACAGAACAATACAGATTTAATGGATCAAACACTGATGTTCCAGTGTATAGTTTTACAAAATCTGTATCGGGTCGATCAATGAATTTTGAAATCACTAGCACTACGTTTGCTGGAGAAAATTATATCTACGAAGAAGCTCCAAAGATCGGTAATCGTTTAGCATGTGTTTATAAAGATGACGGCCGCGGCCCCGGCAGTCGATCATCTGGATTCTTTTTAAATTTCACACAAGGTACATTAAACACTGGATCGTTTACTGTTAACCAACCAAACTCTAACGAGTCGATTGATATTGAGTCAACTAATATTAATAATAATGATGTTTGGTTATATCGACTAGACCAGAATGGCCTTGAAGCAGAAAAATGGACTAAAGTTCCTGACTTTGAAGGAAATAATGTCATCTACAATAGTGTTAATAAAAATATTAGAAATATTTATGGTGTAGTTACACGAGCCGGCGATGCAGTTAGTTTAGCGTTCAGTGACGGGACATTCGGCAACAAACCATTAGGCACATTTAGAGTATACTATAGAATTAGTAACGGATTGTCATATACTGTTAATGTTCCGGATATACGTAGCGTCTCTATATCAATTCCCTATTACAGCGCATCTAATCAATTAGAAACATTGACAGTTTCTTTAGCGTTGGCATCAAGTGTTGCTAATGCAGATGTATCTGAACCCAGCGACAGTATTAAAGCCAATGCACCTGCAACATATTATACACAAAATCGTATGATTACAGGCGAAGATTATAATATTAGTCCGTTATCTGCAACAACTCAAGTAGCAAAAATTAAATCAGTTAACAGAACAAGTAGTGGTATTAGTCGATACTTTGATCTTGTTGATCCAACAGGCAAATACAGTTCAACAAATTTGTTTGCCGATGACGGAATAGTTTATAAAGAAGAATTTAATAGCCAAACTAGATTCTCATACGCTAATAAAACAGACATTGAAGGTATTATATACAACACAGTATTTGATATTTTAGATAGTGCAAATTTAAGAAACTTTTATTATTCAAAGTTCATGGTGTATATTACATCTAGTCTTAATATTATTTGGAATAAAATTACAACTGATACCGGAATGTCCACAGGCCATATCGGAGATGCTAATGACGGCACAATTTATAAAGTTGGATCTTACACTTCAACAGATTTAAAATACTTAATGCCTGGGGCATTGGTAAAATTCATAGCACCGACTGGATATTATTTCGATACAACAAACAATAATGCATTAGTTACTATAACTATTCCGGCAGCGCCTGAAACAAGTTCTTATATATGGGCTGAAGTAATATCTGTTTCCGACGACGGCACAGCCGCAGGTAAGGGAGTGCTTACTAGTGGGTTTGGGCCAGTTAAATTAAATAGGATAGTTCCGTCAACATCGGTAATAACACAAATTATACCTAAATGGAGAACAGTTGTTGAAAGTACAACAATTACTTCGATGATTGATTTAATATTTGCAAACAAGCCGTTTGGTATTCGATACGATCCAACGCCATCTCCTACTCCAGGCTGGAAGATAGTGTTTGAATCAAATTTAAATATAATTTCAAAATTTAGTTTAGGTAAACAAGGCGACATTTCCAACCAGCAACAAGATGCCAGTTGGATGTTATTGTTTACAACAGATAACGAATACTACACTATTACTAGTAGAGAGCAACGCTACCTATTTGAAAGCGATGCCCAAGTACGATTTTACTTTGACAGCAACAACAAAATTTATGATAGTAGATCTAATTCAGTTGTTAAAGATAACATCAATATATTGAGTATTAATACTAAACCTAGAAATACACTTTCTTTTACTAATAATTTAGTATGGGATGTTGTTTCAGAATATATTGGTATAGACGGATATGTCGATACTAAAAAATTAATAGTATCGTTTGCTGATAGTGATGATAATAGTGTTGTTGACGATCCAGAATTATTTTTAAATATTGTTGATCCACCTTCTGTGGCAGAAACAGACCTAACTATTTTAAAAAGAACATATATTTTACAACAGAAATATCTAATTAGCCAAGGGCAAGAAGATTACAAGTATGTTAATAATTCTAATGATAAAGTTAAAATACTACCTACTGAAAATGATGCATATACATTTACTGGCGGGTTAACATACTGGGCTGATAGCCAGTATTTTTATTTTGTAGATACTGGCGTTGTTAAACAATTAAATTTAACACTTGGAAAATTAATTCCAAGTTTAGATTATAAAGTGTTTGTTGGTAGAGATAATTTAAAATTCCAATACACCCATAGTGCAGATTATGAATCAAGAGTTGATCCGGGCGCAAGTAATATCATTGACATATATGTTTTAACAAAACGATACGACACACAATTTAGGCAGTGGCTATCTGGTGCAATTACTTCTAAGCCACTACCACCGAGCTCGGATGAATTATCAGATATTATTTCTCCTACGTTAGATCCTATTAAATCTATCAGCGATGAAATAGTGTATCATCCAGTAAGTTATAAAATTTTATTTGGGCCACTTGCAGATGCAGATGTGAGAGTATCTTTTAAAATTGTAAAAAATTCAGGACAAGTAATTTCAGATAACGATATTAAGTCAAGAGCAATTACAGCTATTAATCAATTTTTTGCTTTAGAAAATTGGGAGTTTGGCGATACGTTTTATTTTACAGAATTATCAACCTATGTGGTAAATCAATTAGCTCCATATGTTTCTAATTTTGTTATAGTACCTAGACAGTCTGGTCTTAATTTTGGTAGTTTATTTGAAATTAAATCAGCAAATGACCAGTTGTTTGTTAACGGAGCATCAGTAAACGATATTGATATTATCACAGGAATTACATCTAGTGCAATCAAATCAGTTAGCGGAACACTGATTAACTCAACAGCAAGCGGACAACAAACAGTAACAAGCTCAACCTACGGATCAACAAATGGCTGATAGTATTAATCCAAACAATAAAAATCAATCTGCAAATTTCCTTCCTCGATTTTATAGAACCGATTCGAATAAGAAATTTACGCAAGCTACTGTTGATCAGTTAATACAAAACGGTACAGTTAAAAAGATTAATGGATTTATTGGTAGACAGAATGCTAAAGCATCTACTGCTGATGATATTTTTATTAATGCAGTAACTCCTAACAGGCAAAATTATCAATTAGAGCCAGGGTTAGTTGTAAAAGATACATTAGACAATGTAACGTTTTTTAAAGATTATCAAGACTATATTAACCAACTCACTGTTTTTGGTAGTAATACAAAGAATCACTCAGTTGTAAACGAACAAGAATTTTATTCTTGGGATCCACACATCGACTGGGATAAATTTGTTAACTTTCAAAATTACTACTGGTTACCGTTTGGTCCTGATGTTATTAACGTTGCAGGACAACAACAGGCCATCACTAGTACATACACAGTAACTCTTGAGTCTGAAGGTGATAGTTATGAATACATATTCACACCTAATGGAATAACCCGTAATCCAACACTAACATTATTTAAGGGCCAAACATATACGTTTGACATTGCAAGCCCCGGAAATCCTTTTAGTATTAAAACACAGCGAACCGCCGGCACGTTAGATAGATACCAACCGTACGGAATAACTAATTTTGCAGTCGAGCAAGGCACAATTACTTTTACAATGCCTCATGACGCTCCGTCTGTTTTATACTATGTTAGCGAAAGCGACATTAATCTAGGTGGAGTTATTCATGTTAAGACAATTGACGAAAACACTAGAATTAATGTAGACACTGAAATTTCAGGAAAGAAATCATATACACTTCCTAACGGCACGCCACTTAGTAACGGCATGAAAGTTAAATTTATTGGAAACGTTAGCCCTGAAAAATATGCGTCCGGAGAATTTTATGTTGAGGGTGTTGGCGCAGAAATTAATTTAATTAAGGAATCCGATTTAGAATTAATTAGTGCATATACTACATCTGAATCGGTGTTGTTTGATACAACACCATTTGATAATTTACCGTTTAGTGATGCAACTGCATTTGCTGGAACCCGCGATTATATTATAATTAATAGAGCAAGCCCTGACAGAAATCCATGGACACGTTACAATCGTTGGTTCCATAAAGATGTTATAAATGCAAGTTCTACTTATAACAACAAAGTACCAAATTTAGACCAGACTGCTAGAGCAGTCCGACCTATCATTGAATTTGAAGCAGGATTGAAATTATTTAATTTTGGATTAACTGCAACTATAGATGTTGATTTAATTGATAATTATACTACAGATGTGTTTTCTACAATTGAAGGTGCATTTGGTTACAATGTTGACGGCACCCCATTAGTTAACGGCCACCGAATTTTATTTACGGCTGATACTGACGAGTTTGTAAAAAATAAAATTTACCGTGTTGAGTTTATTGACGTCCAGCGTTTAAATTCTGGTAGTAGACAAATCCATTTGGTTCTAGAAGAAGAACCAATTGAGTATCAAGTTGCAATTATTAAACAAGGTGTTATTAATCAAGGACAATCGTATTGGTTTAACGGATCAACATGGATTAAAGGACAACAAAAAACTAGTTTAAATCAAGCCCCTCTCTTTGATATTGTAGATAACAATAAAGTTAGCTACGGAGATACTAGTATATATGAAGGGTCAACATTTGTAGGAACTAAATTATTTTCTTATAAAGTTGGTTCAGGAACTAGCGATACTAATTTAGGATTTGCACTTTCTTATAAAAATATTAACAATATTGGTGACATTGTTTTTAATTTTAATATACTAACTGACACTTTTCGATACAAACAATTAGTAGATGTTATTACGGTTAATACCGACATTGGATTTTTAACACGTATCTCTCCAGAAACACGTATTATAAGTTATACTAACGGATGGAAAAAATCAGAAGTCACTGAATACCAAGCTGGCGTTAGAATTTATAAAAATACATACAAGACAATAAGTGGCAAACAAGTACAAATTTTAAATAATTTTGATATTGACACATTTGACAATAAAGATGATTTAGGTGATTTAGTAGTTAAGGTATACATTAACGGTATTCGTTTAGATAAAGAATTCTGGGATGTTGTTCCCGGGCCTGTTTATAAGAAAGTAGTATTGACTACTAATATTAAGCCAGCAGATGTATTAACAATTAAAACTTTTGCAAGACAACCAATTAATCAAAATGGTTATTATGAAGTTCCGTTAAACTTACAAAATAACCCAATGAATAATCAGATAACTGAATTTACATTAGGTGAAGTAATTGACCACGTTGGATCAATTGTTGATAATCTAAATAACTTTAACGGTAGTTATCCTGGCGCAGGTAACTTAAGAGACTTAGGTAATACTACTGCTTACGGTACAAAATTTGTACAACATAGCGGACCTCTAGGCTTATCATTGTATCACATTACAAGCCAAGAAAATAACATTATTAAAGCACTAGATGAATCTAAAGAAGATTATAATAAATTTAAAAGAAACTTTATATCAATCATTGATACAATTGGGATACACGATACAAACCCCATAACCCAAGTTAATTTAATTTTAAAAGAAATTAACAAAGATGTTCCAAAGACATCAGCTTACTATTTTAGTGATATGGTTGGCTCAGGCGCCAACATATATAATTCTTATACAGTAATTGATTATAGGATAAAAACATATCCATTAAGTGCAGTATTTAATTTAGATGAATTATCAAATAAAGCAGTATATGTTTATTTAAATGGTACTCAGATGTTATTTGATAAGGACTATACATTTAACGATCAAGGGTATATTGAAATTACAGATGGCGTTAATTTACAAAATGACGATACTATTACTGTTTACGAATATGAAAATACCGACGGATGCTTTATTCCACAAACGCCTACTAAATTAGGAATATGGCCAAAGTATGAACCAAAGATTTTTGTTGATACAAGTCTTATAACACCGAGAACAATGATACAAGGCCACGATGGCAGTTTAGTGTTATCATATGGCGATTACCGTGACGATTTAATTTTAGAATTAGAAAAGCGTATCTTTAATAATGTCAAAGTAAAATACGATACAACTATATTTAACATACACGATTTTGATCCTAGTTATGTTAGAACAACTAATTACAGTTTAGCAGATTTTAACGAAACATTAGCCCCACAATTTTTTAAATGGACGGGATTAGTTAACAAAGATTTTACTAAGCCGTTGTCGTATGATAAAATTAATCCATTAACTTATAATCACAAGGGGTATGCGGCACCAGATGGTAGGCAAATTCCTGGCTACTGGAGAGGAGTATATCGATGGATGCTAGACACTGACCGCCCTAATAATGCACCATGGGAGATGTTAGGGTTTACCTTAGAGCCAGTGTGGTGGACATCAGTGTATGGCCCAGCCCCATATACAAGTGATAACAAGATTTTATGGCAAGACCTTAGTGAGGGATTGGTAAAAGAACCAGGCAAGCCGGTTGTTCAATTAACAAAATATGTTAGACCTTTTTTACTAGATCATATTCCTGTTGACGAAAACGGGAATATAATTAGTCCTATTGATGCAGGCATTGCTAATGGTAGTGGAATTGAAAACAATGCTGATTATGTATTTGGTGATGTAAGCCCGGTTGAATCAGCATGGCGCAGAAGCAGTTATTATCCTTTTGGATTTTTATCTACTATACTACTATTGTCCCCAGCTAAAGTGATAGGACTAATATTAGATAGATCAAGAATTATTAGAAACTTAACAGGCCAGTTAGTTTATAAAGATACTGGATTAAGGATCTCTCCAGCATCTGTAGTATTACCGAGCATTTATTCTAGTACAAGTAGAGTGCAAACTGCCGGTTTAATTAATTATATTGTAGACTATATACTCAGTGATAATTTAAGATCATATAATGCATTTCAGTATAATTTAAAAAATATTAACCCCCAACTAAGTTATCGACTAGGTGCGTTTACTAGTAAAGAAAAATTTAATTTCTTACTGGATAGTAAATCAGCAACAAGCACCGGCGGAATTTTTATACCGCAAGAAGATTTTGATGTAATTTTAAATATAAGTAGTCCTGTTAAAAAAATTACTTATAGCGGTGTAATTATTACGCGGTTACCGAACGGATACGACATAAAAGGTTACAGCAAAACACAACCGTATTTTAAATATTATCCATATCTTAAAGATGGCCCAACAATTAATGTTGGTGGTATTTCTGAAGAATTTTCATCTTGGACAGCTAACCAGCAATATGCATCCGGTAAAATTGTAAAGTATAACAATCGCTATTATAGAGCAAATTCAACTCACCTAACTATTGATGTATTTGAACCTAAATTTTACCAGGCGCTAGCAAGTCTTCCTGTTGTCGGCGGTCGAGAAGCAACCCTTAGAACAGTATGGGATCGAACAACGGTAATAACAATTCCATATAGTACTAAATTTAGAACTGTACAAGAAGTTGTTGACTTTTTGTTAGGCTACGGCGAATGTTTAAAAGACCAAGGATTTATATTTGATAATTTTAACACAACATTAGAAGCTGTAACTAATTGGGAAACTAGCGCAAAAGAATTCCTATTCTGGACAACTCAAAATTGGGCTAGCAGTCAAGACAAGTGGCAAGATTGGCTTCCAAATGTAGAAACTAAGTATCAAGAAATTATAAAATACAATGGAGAATACTATCAAGCTATTCGACTTAGTCCTGGATCTTCAATCTTTATAGATGATGATTTTGAAAAGTTAGATGGGTTATCTACTGTTGGTAGTAGTGTTATTAGTTTAAGTCCGGCGGCATATAGTGTTAATTTCTCAGTGCCATATACAGTAGTTGATGATATTAAAAGTGCTTTTAACGGTTACGAAATTTTTAAAGTTGACGGATCACCAATTGCCCCTACCTTTTTAAATTCTTACAGATCTGATAATGCGGTAAGTTATACCCCAGACGGTACTGACGGTATATTTGGTGTATCATTTTACCTTGTGCAAAAAGAACAAGTTATTCTTCTTAAGAATACTACAATGTTTAACGATACAATCTACAATCCAGAAAGCGGATATAGACAAGAGCGCATAACAGTTTCTAGTTATGTAAGTACTGGCTGGTACGGTTCTTTTGATGCTCCTGGATTTATATTTGACCAAGCTAAGGTACAAGAGTGGGCACAGTGGACTGACTATGCATTGGGTGATATTGTTAAGTATAAAGAATTTTATTATAGTGCTAAGTCTCAAGTTCCGGGAACTGCAGAATTTAATGATGTTAGTTGGATTAAACTAGCAGGCAAACCTAAACCTGCCTTGTTGCCTAACTGGAGCTATAAAGCAGAACAGTTTAACGATTTTTATAGTCTAGATAGTGACAATTTTGATGTAGGCCAGCAAAAAATGGCTCAGCATTTAATTGGATACCAAAAACGTCAATACCTTGAAAACATTATTAAAGATGATGTTAGTGAATTTAAATTCTACCAAGGTATGATTATTGAAAAGGGTACACAAAACGTTTTAAATAAATTGTTTGATGTACTGAGTGTTGAAGGCGAAGAAAGTTTAAAATTCCACGAAGAGTGGGCAATTCGAGTTGGACAGTATGGCGCAAGCTCTGCATTTGAAAATATTGAATTTATTTTAGACGAATCACAATTTAAAAACAATCCTCAAGGTTTTGAACTAGTAACCTCAATCGATCCTGAATTATCTGATTTTATTATCCGCCAGACTTTTAATGATGTTTATTTAAAGCCAGTAGGATATAACAATAATCCATGGGCTACTGTTAAAAATTACAATCCTTATTTACGAAGTCCTGGTTATGTTCGAGCTAATGAAGTTAGTGCAGTTTTAAAAACTATAGAAGATATTGCAAATGAAGATACTGCAAATATTAATAATGGTGATTATGTTTGGGTAGGATTTGCACCTAAACCTAAAGACTGGGATGTCTTTAGATATACTCCTGCATCTTTTGAAGTAGTAAATGCAACCCATGTTGGAGCAGACCAAGAAGTAATCCTTGAAATTAACAAGTTAGCAACCTTGATGCCCGGCACTTACTTAGGTATTGAACATGTATCGTTTAACGGGTTTTATAAAGTTAAAAGTTCTATCCTTAACACAATTATTTTAGAATATACACAACCTGATTGGCAGGAATTTGTTCCGGGTACTAGTGTTCAAGTGTTTATATTAGAATCAAAGAGAGTAGGATCAATCGATCTTGCGGACACAGTATTCACTAAAAAAATTAACACCGGTGAGTTATTATGGACTGACAATTCCGGTGATGGACTATGGGCTACTTGGGAATATAATCCAGTATATCAGAAAACACAATTAAAATCTCAAGCACCTACTAAAGGGTTAGGCTTTGGTCAAACAATAAGTTTAAACAAAGCCGGATCAGTGGCGGCAGTATCAACAAATACTGGTGAGATTAGCATTTTTAGCAAAGATAATCCTAGTGTACCTTGGGTTCAAAAGCAGACAATTGCTAAACCGGTTATATCAGATAATGAAAAAATATGGAACAGTATTACTGTATACTCTGTAAACGATATTGTGTTTTATATAAATTCTTGGTACGTTCCAACACAGACAGTACCATTAAATACTCCGCCGGCAACTAATTTAGATTATTGGGATCGGGTTTATTATTCAGATATTACTGCAATGTCCTCAGATGGTACTTGGCTTGCAGTAGCAAACCCAACTGCCTCAAATGTATTAACTAACGAAGACGGCACAGTAGGAAGGTTAGGAACTCCGTCGGAGTTGACAAAACAAGGAGTTGTATCTATCTATAAAAGAGATAGTAACGGAGTGTATTCTTTAGTCAACACGTTTGTAAGTCCAGACCCAACCGACAATGAGCTATTTGGATCTGCACTATCATTTGGTAATTCTGTGTTATTTGTTTCGGCAATTGGGAACGACAATCAAACAGGCCGCGTTTATCAATTTACTTACGGGCAAACTGTGTACGGAACTGCATTGTATAATCCAATAGGTAGTTTGGATACCGTAATTAAAGTAACCACTACTGCCGGTGTTGCGCCGGGAATGGAAGTAGTTGGCGCAGGATTTACACGCGGGCAGGTTGTTGAAGAAGTACAAAGTCCTACACTACTAAAGCTAAGTGCCGCACCAGATTCGGAGCCAAGCGGCCGATTGAAATTTGTAATAACTGATTGGAGTTACGAAGATTTATTTGGATTCTCTATGGGAGAAACTGTTGGATCACAATTTGGTTTTAGTTTAGATGTTAGCAATGATTCTTCTACACTAGTAGTTTCAGCACCTCAGGATAAAAAAGTATTTGTTTATCAAATCATACCAGATGCAATGCCGATACATGATCAGACTATAACAGGTGATGATTTAGAGTTTGGATATAGTTTAACAATTTCTGATAATGCAGAGTACGTTGGAATTTCATCAATATTAGCAGACAATACTAAGGTAGATCAAGGTGCAGTATACATTTATAAAAAATCTAATGATGAGTATACCATTACCCAGTCACTAACAAATATTGCACCTGAAGATGCAGGATATTTTGGTAGCAAGATTTCCTTCATGAACAATTATAATACATTGGTTGTTTATAGTGCTGCCGCAAATACATCGGTGGCGACAACTTTTGATGCTAGCGAAACAATATTTGATGACAAGTTAACATCATTCTCAACTCAACACAAAGATAGTGGCCGTGTTGATGTGTATGACAGATACAACAATAATTGGGTGTTTAGCGAAAGTTTGCCAATGGATAATACAGCCGATGACCGATACGGTTACAGCGTAGCAATTGGAGCTAACCATGTATTTGTTGGTGCACCTAGTGCAATTGACCGTACAAAAGCTGCCGGCGTAATCTATGAATATAGCAAGTATGAAAATAGATACAGTTGGGAAATTTTACATAAAGAAATTAAAAAAGTAGATTTAACTAAAATTAAATCAGCATTCTTATACAATAAAGAAACCAACAAGTTAATTACATACCTTGATGTTATAGATCCAGTACAAGGAAAAATTCCAGGTATTTCTGAACAAGAGATCAAATATAAAACATTTTATGACCCAGCAACTTATAGTGTTGGTAATAGTGCAGTTAATGTTGATGACGGTATGGCTTGGACTAAAGAGCATGTTGGCGCATTATGGTGGGATCTAAGTACTGTTAAATTCTTAGATAGTCACGACAATGACACTGTTTATAGAAATAGTTCTTGGAATACATTGTTTCCGGGTTCGAGCATTGACATATATGAGTGGGTAGAATCATCTTTATTGCCAGCAGGTTGGAATGCACAAGCTGACACTGATACTGGAATAACACTTGGCATCAGCGGCACAACCTTATACGATAATTCAGTGTATAGTGTTGAGAAAAAATATGATAATGTAAGCAAGTCATTTAGAAATACATATTTCTACTGGGTTAAAAATAAAGCAACAGTTCCAAACATTGCTACTAGACATATATCTGCACAAGATGTATCAGAGCTAATTGCAAACCCACGTGGACAGGGATATAAGTTTTTAGCAATTACTGGAACTAATTCTTTTAGCCTTGTAAACGTTAGTCCGTTGCTAGAAGACAATAATGTGGTATTATCAGTACAATACTGGATAGCTGACCACCAAAATCAAAGCGTACATAGTCAGTGGAAAATTATCAGTAGAAACCCAACTACTATATTGCCTCAAAGCATTGAATTAAAATGGTTTGATAGTCTATGTGGTAAGGACGAGCAAGGACGACTAGTACCTGATCCAGTGCTAGCACCAAAAATTAAATATGGTGTTGAAAATAGACCTCGCCAGAGTATGTTTGTTAATCGATTTGAAGCCTTAAAACAACTATTTGAAAAAGTAAACATTGGTTTATCAACCGAACAGATCATAGGCCAAAAGAATATTAGTTTATTAGAATCGCATGACCTTGAGCCGAATATCAATTTAGGATTATACGATGTAGTATTTGATACCGATGCTGAGTTACGTTTTGCAAACGTAGGAAGATTTAAAATAGCAGAATTAATACCAATAATTGTTAATGGTGCAATAACTGGAGTTACTATTGTTTCAAAAGGTAATGGTTATGTTAACGCACCATATGTTGATATATCAGGCAACGGCGTAGGGGCTAAAATAAAAGCAATTATTAACACTAGAGGACAAGTCACAGGTGTAACAGTCATCACATCGGGTGAAGGGTATACTGATGCAACAATTATGACATTGAGATCCTACTGTGCATTAGTGCATTCTGATTCTCAAGCATTAGGCACATGGAGTATATATTCATATGATCTTTCTACATTCCAATGGTCTAGAATTCGATCACAAAGCTATGATACTAGAAAATACTGGAATTACATTGACTGGTATGCAACGGGATATAATGCATATTCTCTAGTAAATTATTCAGTGCAAACTTTTGTAGAATTAAATGCAGTAGAAACCTCAATTGGACAGCTAGTTAAAATAAATTCTACAAGTGAAGGCACCTGGCTATTGCTAAGAAAGTATGCCGACTCGATGTCAGTAGATTGGACACAAAGTTACGAAATTGTTGGAGTTCAAAACGGAACTATACAATTTAATTCTTCATTGTATACTTTTACTAACACAAGTTACGGATACGATGGTTCAGTGTATGACGGAAATATATTTGACAATTCTGCATCTATTGAGCTTAGAAATATTTTAACTTGTTTAAAAAATAATATTTTAATTGATACACTACGCCAGCAATATTTAGATTTATTCTTTTCTTCAGTTAAGTATGCATTTGTTGAACAAAATTATATTGACTGGATTTTTAAAACAAGTTTTGTAAAAGCTCAGCACAATGTTGGCGAACTTAAACAACCGATAACATACTCTAGCGATAACCTAGCAGATTTTGAATCATATGTTTCCGAAGTCAAACCTTATAGAACAAAAGTTAGAGAATATGTTAGTTCTTACTCTAAAACTGATAAGAGTCAGTTGTCTATAACTGATTTTGATATACAACCAGTATACTATGACGGTGCATTACAAGTAATTGATGCTAGAGTAATAGATGATGTTATCCAAGTAGAACAAAACGCATTAATACAAGAATATCCGTGGAAGCACTGGGTTGACAATGTTGGATACACAGTAACTGAAATTAAATTAGTTGATGGCGGCTCTGGATATCGTATGGAACCAGTTGTAAGATTTTCAAATATTTCAGGTAGCGGTGTTAGTGCTCGAGCATTAATAGCCAATGGAAAAGTTAATAGAATAATTTTATTAACAAAAGGTTCTGGATATCTAAAAGCACCCGTTGTACTAATAGAAGGTGGATTAGCAGAAGGTGGAGTCTCAGCTACCGCAGTTGCAATAATTGGAGATAGCCTTGTCCGTTCTAATTTAATTAAAATAAAATTTGATCGACTAACACAAAATTATTTTATCACACAATTAGAAGAAACTGAAACATTTGTAGGAACCGGAAGTCGTTTACAATTTCCATTAAAGTGGGCACCTGACGTAAGGATCGGTAAAGCAGTAGTTACTGTTAACGGTGTAAGCGTGTTACGGGATGATTATAAATTAAAAATAGTAAAATCAACAGCTAGAGGTTATACATCTTATGCAGGATCAATCACTTTTGACAAGGCCATTGAGAAAAATATTGTTGTAGTTGTAAATTACATTAAAGATTGGTCATTATTAAATGCCGCTGATCGTATCCAATATTTTTATAACCCATCATCGGGTGACATTGGTAAAGACTTGTCTCAGTTGATGACAGGTGTTGATTACGGCGGCGTAATTATAAACGGATTAAGCCTAGTAGAAACTGAAGGATGGGATAGTGTACCATTTAATAATGACAAATGGGATAGTGCAGACTCTACGTTCGATGATTACATTGTTACAGTTGCAGCCAATACACACTCCTTTACATTACCATATATTCCCAAAGCTGGTACTATAATTAACTTGTATTATATCAAACAATACAGCGTAGAATATGTGTCAAATGGTGTTATTCTCGATTACCAATACGATCCATATGCTACATCGTTATCAGTATATGTTGATTATACAATTACTACTACCGCATTAAACATTAAAGGTAATACAACATTAATCATTCCTAACACTAGCGTAGTTAAAGAAGGGGATGTTGTAACAACGGCATTATCCGGAGTGTTTAGTTATGGTACACGAGTAGAAAGTATTGTTAATGGCACAACGCTGAAATTAGATCAAATTTTGTTTGATGACATTGCCAGTGGAACTAACATTACATTTAGAAAACCGTTAGTGAAGAATATTGACTATACAATTAATGTTATTGGTTTATTAACACTTACCGAAGCCGCTACCAATAATTCTACTATAATAATTACATCACCTCTAGACTCTATTCGTTTAGATGATCCAGAATACAGTTCTGTTAGTTTAGGTGATTGGCTACCAAGCAATAGTTATATAGTTGGCAATGTTGTTACTGTTAAAACAAATAGATATGTATGTAAAACAGTACACACCTCGTCTCAGGACTTTTTAACAGATACATCAAGCAAGTGGAGATTAATAACTCCAACAGCAATTATTGATACATTTGTTGGGAACGACGAAGACGATACAATTACTATTAATGGTTCTTACCAAGTAAATGCAGGTGATAAGTTTATCTTACGTAAAAATACTAGCGACGGTAGTATTAAACCTCAAGAAAATGATTATGACACAGCATTAATTGGCGGCGACTTAGCCTACCAAAGTGCAACCGGTCTTCGCGCAGAAGACATCATCGTCGACGGTGACGGCTTTGTAACACCAACAAGTAGTCCGGCAACTGAAGAAGTTGTTCCGGGACATGTATTTGATGCAGTTTCAATTAAGGTATATGATAGGCCAACAACTGGCTCAGCGAATATTAAAGTTAATAACTATGTTGCTGACGGAATCACATACGAATTTAATATTGGTCAACAAATTAACAGCAGTCAAGCAGTAATTGTAAAAGTAGATAATGAAATTAAAGATGTACGCCGCACAATTTTAACACCCCCACCGCCAACAACTATCGGTGATTACGATGTTAATTTTGTTAACGATAAGATAATATTCAATGTTGCACCGGCAGCAAAACAAATTGTTACAATTTATAGTTTTGGATTTAGTGGAACAAACATTTTAGATCTTGATTATTTTGTTGGTAATGGCACTACACAAGAATTTATTACTAAAGCGCCGTGGCTGTCAGACCTTACTTCGTTGGTATATATTGACGGGGTTCCTACATCAGTTGAATTATTTGAAACAGATCTAAGTTATGAAAGTAATAAACGAACAGGTTTACGATTTAATGTTCCACCACCAGCTAATTCAATAATTAATTTTATTGTGGTTAGCGGAATAGAACAAACATTTGCAATAACAACAACTGAAAAAATTGCTACTGACGGTCGAGAAAATCTTGGTCCGCCTCCATTAAGCACCCCATTAGGTACTTCGACTTATTCTTTAGAAAATAAAATAGGTGATTCTAAACCTGTAGAATCTAATATGATTGTTAGAGTAAACCAAGAAATATTACCAGCGGCAAACAACAGTTATTATAAAGTTGGCGGAAAAAATGGACAACAATTAACTTACATTATTGATGAAAATAAATTTAAACCTTATACATTAAATATTACAGACATTGTAGTTTATGTTGGTGATGTCATGTTACGTTTAGGTCCAGATTTTACAATTGATCTAAGCATAATAAATGTTAAAATTAACCGCCGTGTACGAGATTTATATTTAGGACAGACATTGGTTGTAAGTATAGTTCCAAATAGAGATAATTTAGGACAAAGTTACATATATTTGCCAGGTGTTAATAATACCCAACCACAAATTGTATTCAACCAAATATATACAGAATCTGATACCGTTGAAGTTATTAGTTCATATAAACATGACGTGTTAGATATCCAGAGAACTACTGTAACTGCAACTACTGATATTGTAGCAACTCCTAATACTTTAGAATATTACAATTATGTTGGAGTTACTAACGGTGTTATTAAATTAGATAGAGCAGTTATTGATGAGCGTTATGTTTGGGTAACTAAAAATAATACATTATTAACACCAAGTATAGATTTTAAACTTACTTCTGATAAACAATTTGTTAAATTAGCAGATGAACCCAACATGGGCGATGAAATTTCCATTATGACATATAGTAACAATGTGCTAGTATCTGGAATTGCATATATGCAATTTAAAGATATGTTAAACAGAACACACTTTAAGAGATTGAGTGCTAATAAACAAACGCAACTGTTACGAGATTTAAAATACAATGATGTGGAAATTTTCCTAATTGATGCTACTAACTTTGATTTGCCTAATAAATTAAATAATAAACCTGGCGTAGTTGAAATACGAGGCGAACGCATTGAGTATTTTGAAATTACTGGAAATATTTTACGCCAGCTCCGCCGAGGAACATTAGGAACCAGCACCCCATTAGTACACAACGCAGGTGCATTTGCTCAAGATATCGGGCCAGGCGAAACTATACCTTATACTGACACTCTAACTATTGACAACGTTATATCAAATGGAACTAATACTGTAAACTTAACATTTGTTCCTGGAAACTTTGATACAACATGGGAATATTTAGGAACATCAATGTCCTTAAGTAAATCATTGGAACTAGCAAAATCAGCTGTTGAAGTATTTGCAGGTGGGATTCGATTAAAGAAAAATCCGTACAAAGTTTATAGTGTTGATGTTCATCCAGAAAGTCCCGAAGGTGATGTTGAGTTTGACGAAGAGTTTACAGTTAACAATATAACAAAAACAGTTGAGTTAACAGTGCCTGTTGCGTTTGGTACTCGAGTTACTGTAGCAAAACGCACCGGCATTGCGTGGGACTCAACAAGAAATATTTTATATACTGATAATAAGGTTGCTGGATTCTTAAAAGCTGAGCCCGGCATCTGGTATACTAGTATGAAACAGATAAGTACTGTTACACCAATCATTACAACTTCTTTTGATAGTACATCAACAGGGTTTGACAGCACAACTATAACATTTGATCAAGGATAAAAGATGGCGCAACAACTTATTCAAACAGGAATATCGGCGAATGACGGGAATGGAGATACTCTTCGTATTGCCGGCACAAAGATCAACGAAAACTTTACAGAGTTGTACGATTCTGTCTACACATTACCAACAGCAGGTGTTGGTAGTGGTGGAACATTAGGGGGTGTTAAAGTAGACGGCACCACAATTACAGTTACCAACGGAATAATTACTGCTAACTATACCACGTATACATTACCAACTGCTAGTACAACTGTATTGGGCGGAGTTAAGATCGATGGAAGTACTATTACATTAAATGGCAGTAATCAATTAGTATCTACGCAGTACTCATTACCGGTTGCTACTACCTCCATGTCAGGCGGAGTTAAGATTGATGGAAGTACTATTACTATTTCTAACGGTGTAATCACTGCCAACTACACAAATTACACATTGCCGATAGCAACAACAAGTGTGTTAGGTGGCGTTAAGGTGGACGGAACCAGTATTTCAATAACTGATGGGGTCATATCGTCCAGTGTGCCAACAACGTCAAGGACAACCGCTAGTGTAACTAGCGCAAGTTTAACAGCAGGATCTAGCGGAACATATACAATAACTGGATTTAAGGGATATGCATTATTAAAAATACAAACTAGTTCTGCGGCTTGGGTAACATTATATACTGACACTGCGGCTAGAACTTCAGATTCGTCAAGATCGGAAGCAGTTGATCCGTTGCCAGGATCAGGGGTAGTTGCAGAAGTTATTACAACTGGAGCAGAAACTATTGTAATTAGTCCGGGTACAATTGGTTTTAGTAATGAAGGAACGCCAACAACTAGTATTCCTATCAAGATTGTTAATAAGGGTGTATCGTCTACTACAATTACAGTAACATTAACTGTATTAAAAATTGAGGATTAATATGTCTGATTTAATAGAATATATTGTAACTGCTAAAACAATGGAAGATGCTACATCTTTGCTTGACGATATGGAAACGTTAGGCGGCGATTTATATATTCCTGATAGACAAGTTGTTGTTACTCAACGTAGAGAAATTAGTAGGAACACGCATTTTCTTATTACCGAAGACGAAGCCGAACAATTGCGTAACGATCCGCGAGTATTGGCAGTAGAACAATTGCCAAGTGCATTAGGATTTGAAGCACTACCACATTGGACACAATCTGGTAACTTTGAAAAAAGTGCAACTATCGATACTAACGATAAAAATTGGGGATTATATAGAGTTACTGCCGGTACACCTTTATCTAATTGGGGAACCAATGGCGCATTTACACAAACAACGCAAACAGTTTCTACAACCAGTTCTGGTAAAAACGTTGACGTTGTAGTAGTTGATGCTCACATAAATTTTAACCATCCGGAGTTTGCTGTCAATACTGATGGAACGGGTGGCTCAAGAGCTATACAATATAATTGGTTCCAACATAGTGCAAGTTTAGGATATTCTACTACTGGCACATATAGCTACACAAGTATTTCTAGTAATCACGGAACTCATACTGCCGGAACTTGTGCAGGAAATACCCAAGGATGGGCTCGAGATGCAAACATTTATAATATGGAATTTAGTTATGCAGGCGGCAACGGCCCACCTGGCTCCACCATTGACTGGTCTGTATTCATCTTTGATTATATAAGAGAGTTTCATAAAAAGAAACCAATAAATCCAGCTACTGGAAGACGTAATCCGACAGTGTGCAATAATAGTTGGGGATATTCATATGGTAACATTTCTCTCAGCGGAATTACATCGGCAACTTATCGAGGAAATACTACAGCAGTTACAGGAATAGATGCAACTAAAAAAACTACCTTAGAAGCTAACGGTGTACCAGTGCCCGCCGGCACTTATCTTTACAGAATGCCTGCAAGATATGCCGCTTTAGATGCCGACGTTGAGGATGCAATTGCTGATGGAGTGATAGTAGTAGTTAGTGCAGGTAACAGCTATTGGCCAACTGCAATAACATCATCTCAAGATTATAATAATAGTATGGTAATTGGCGGCGGCACATATTATCATTCTAGAGGATCTTCACCAAATAGCGATAATGCAATTTCGGTAGGGGCAACCGATACGGTAACGCAAGAATATAAAACAAATTTTACTAATTATGGATCTAGAGTATCTATTTACGCCCCAGGTAAAAACATTGTTAGCGCAGTATACGATACTACTGCCGCATCAGAGTTTGGCATTACACTAGCAAATGATCCAAGAAACTCAAGTTATAAATTAGGATCTATTTCAGGAACTAGCATGGCAGGACCGCAAGTTACTGGATGCCTTGCTTGTTTGCTAGAACAACAACCAACATTAACCCACGCTGAAGCATTATTATACTTAATTTCATCTTCTAAAAAATCACAGATAGCGTCAACAGGCGGCGGCGCCGGCGATTATACATCACTGGGTTCGGAATCAAATAACAGATATTTGTTTTATAAATTAGAACGACAGCTAACGGGCAATGTTTCTTCCCAAAATACTTATAAACTTAGAAGTGCAACAGGTGCTGTATACCCTCGTGTACGGGTAAGAAGTAGGGGCTAACGTTCAATTAAACTAGCAGATTATGGCACTAGATAAATATACTATAAAGAGAGAGCATTATGCAGAGTAAAGATACAACGGGAATACACTTAGAAGGTCATATTAAAATACATGATCCAGAGTCTGGCGAGATTTTTATCAATAAAAGAAATGCTGTCCACTATGAAAATATTAGTATTGCACTAGCACAAAGTTTAGCTAACAGCGGCCAGGGATTTATTTATAAAATGGCATTTGGTAACGGCGGAACAGCAGTTGACCCAACTGGTATTATTACTTACTTAACTCCCAATAGTTCTGGATCAAATGCCAGTTTATATAATGAAAGCTACACTAAGGTTGTAGATGACAGATCTAGCACAAATTCTGATCCGACAAGAAATTACATAGAAACTCGACATGTTACTGGTACAAACTACACTGACGTGTTTATTACTTGTTTATTAGACTACGGCGAACCAAACGGCCAACAAGCATTTGATAATACTAATAATAATGAAAGTTCATTTGTTTTTGATGAATTAGGTTTAAAAAGTTTTGACTCGACAGGAACAACTGATGGGCTATTGTTAACTCACGTTGTTTTTCACCCTGTATTAAAAAGTTTAAATCGATTAATACAAATTGATTACACCGTTCGAATTCAGAGCTTAACTGGCTTAGTTGGAGTATAACATGAGCTATAAAGTTCAACATACAGAAACTACAAATCCAAGTAAGCCACCAATTATTGTAGAAGACCAATCTCTTAATACAGATACAAGTGTTACATTTGTGGGCAAGAATTATCCAGGATATTCAAGGGTCATTGGTGAAAACTTTTTACATTTATTAGAAAATTTTGCAAAAAACACTGCACCAGTAAATGCAGTTGAAGGTCAGTTGTGGTATGATAATAGTCCCGGTGTTAATTTATTAAAAGTATATGATGGAACACAGTGGACCGCAGCCGGCAGTGTTAAAAAAGCAACAACTGCACCTAGCGTTGGTATTGTCGGAGACTTATGGGTTAATACAAATACCCAACAACTCCATGTGTATTCTGGATCAAATTGGTTATTAATTGGCCCTCAATATAGTTCGGGAGCTAAAACAGGTCCTGACGTAGAAACTATTGTTGATATTAATAATATTGATCATAGTGTAATGACATTGTATGCTAATAATTATAGATTAGCAATATTGAGTAAAGAATCTTTCACTCCTAAATTATTAATTACGGGATTTGAAACGATTGGTCAAGGTTTAAACATTAGTACAGTTGATACTACGAGTACAAGTTCACCTACAAAATTTTGGGGAACAGCCAGCAAAGCCGACGCATTAGTAATCAATAACGCAACGGTTGCTGCCGTAAACTTTTTAAGAACAGATGTATCAAGCATTACAAATGCTACAATTGGTGTAAGAGCTAACGGCGGCATTACAGTTGGAAGTGACCTAAGTTTTAACGTTGCAACTGATGCGGCATCAAACTCAGCAGTTTTATACTCTAAGGCTAGTGGTGGTAATCTTGATATACGTTTAACTCAAACAAACGGTACAATTACAAACGTAATCCGTGTTGATTCTACTAACAGAGTTGGTATTAACAATACTGCTCCACAAGAAGCATTAGATGTTACTGGCAATATTATAGCAAGCGGAGATGCTACAATTGACGGCGAAGTAACGGCAACTACTTTAAATATCAATTCAACATCTACATTTACAGATGATATTTCAACATACGGTCAAACATTAATTAATTATTTAGATATTGATGGGAATCCTACAACAGCCGCAGTAATATTACCCGGTGATAATACAGCTGATGCATTGTATGATATTGGTTCAGTCGCCCGTAGGTTTAGAAACATTTATGCACAAGAGTTTGTAGGAAGTTTTAACGGTGCATTTACAGGATCATTATCAGGAAGCATTACCGGATCAGCCGCAAAACTTTCAAGCCCAACGACATTCCAATTGTTAGGAGACGTATCAAGTGATGCAGTATCCTTTGATGGACAAACTCCACAAACAGGATATCCACCAGGCGTAATTAAATTTACAACAACAATCAATCAAAACTTAATTACCGCTAAAGATTTAGCTACTGATTCATTAAGTGCAGACCAATTACTTGTATATCGTAGTGGAACTGGTAGCGGACTTAAGAGGATGAGTAAACAAACGTTTATTTCAACTATCCCTACAGTACCAATTGGCGCAATTTTTCCGTATGCTGGAACAGCATTACCTGCAGGATACGTATTATGCGACGGCGGAGAAGTAAAAATTGCAGATTATACAGAGTTGTTTGGTGTAATTGGCTATACTTATAAGCCAACAGGTTTAATAGGTAAAAATACATTTGCTTTACCTGATTTAAGAGGTAGGTTTCCGTTGGGTAGAGATAATATGGATAACGGAACAACTGTACCAGATAAAGACGACCCTACAATTTTATTAGATGCAGGCGGCGGAAGTGCAAATAGAGTAACATCAACGGCAGCTGATAATCTTGGAAACGGTTCTGGACAAGAAGAAATTGGCATTGAGGTTAACAATCTTCCAGAGCATCAACACACATTGCAAAGTGCAAGCCAGCGACAGTATTATGCAGGGGGAATACCGTCAGGTACAGCAGACTCAGGAACAGTTCCAGATCTAGGAGTATCAGTAGGAGCAACTGGTTATGGATTACCTAACAGTGGCGGTGTTGATTCTACAAGGCACGGTGATGCAATTAATGGTATGAATCCGTATCTAACTATAAACTATATAATCTTTACTGGTGTCCTATAATGAGCTATATTATAAACAAAACTGATGGAACTGTTTTAACAGAAATAGTTGATGGAACTATTGATCAAACAGCAACAGATTTAACCCTTATTGGAAAAAATTCTAGTAGTTACGGCGAAGTAATGAATGAAAATTTTATTCATCTATTAGAAAATTTTGCCAACACATCGCAACCTAATAATCCAATACAAGGTCAACTATGGTATGACACCACTGAAAATCGATTAAAAGTTTATAACGGAACACAGTTTGTAGTAAGTGGCGGCACAATAGTTTCAAATAATATTCCTATTTTAACTCAAGGTGACTTATGGATTGATAGTCGTCGTAAACAATTGTTCTTTAATGACGGAGTATCAACAATACTTGCAGGCCCAGCATGGACTGTACAGCAAGGTGTTACTGGTTTTGCAGTTGCTGACATACTTGATATTGATAACAATTCTAGAACAATTGCAACATTGACTATTGGCGGAGTACCTCTCGGTATTTTTAGCAACACTCAATTTGCTCCAAACATTGATAATGATTCTTTAGCAGGCTGGGAAGGACAAGAATTTAGTTTAACTACTACTTACATTAAAGGCGATAGGGTAAACTATAGGTCTAATCCTAATACTCCACCTAAATTAGTTTATCAAGCAATAGCTGATGTTATTCCTCCAGGAACATTACCAACTAATACATCATATTGGAAACAAATTAAATTAAATCCTGGATTTAATGCCGGCACTTTAGGAAATTTAAAATTTGATGTAATTTCTACAAGTGCAGATGCACTTATTGACAGTAGCGGAAACTTATATGCTGCCGAAGATTTTATTTTATCTCAGGGTGATTCAACAATTATAGGGCAATTAACTATTGCTAATTCACAACCTTTAGTATTAGGTGCAAGCAGTCAAACTGAAATCAGGGTTGGAAATTCATCTTTTGAAATTAACTCAAATATTTCTGACCAAAACTTTCAAATTGGATCTAAAAATGTTAGTGCAGGAGTTCAGGCAAGTATTTTTGTTAATGCTAATGCTGAACGTGTTGGAATATACACATCTAATCCAGGACTAAATTTAGATCCTTC